ATCGTATTGGCGTTGATACCCGGGTCCACCATCATGTGCTGAGCCGACAGCATGGTTAAGATATCATGACATTTTTAAGGCGTCTCTTAGATGATCAGGAATAGTTATCTTTATTCTATTATTATTTCTATTGCACCATGATAATCGCAAAAATTCATATAAAGCTACTATGGATAAAAAACCTGCTTCGCTTTCATCAATCGCTCGCTCTGGTGGTGCAATAGTTCGATACGCATTCGCAGTTGAAATTGAATTGTAAAAATATAATCTAGGATTAGCAGAATAATCTAAACGCAATTTAGTCGTTCTAGCTTTATAATCATAATATCTGATAAATTGTTCAATAGTTCTTTCATCTATTCCAGTGGCAAGAATAAATTGTCTGACTAAATTCGGGTTGTTCTTACTCCTATTTGCTATTGCTTCAAATGCTTCAATTAACCTGGTATCAGATAAACCGTTCGCATACTTATTATTTATAACACTAGCATTAATATTTAAATCCACTGTTGGTCCATATCGGAATCCTAATGCCCTTAACACTCTCCCCATTGGAGAATCAAATAATATACCTGGACCTATTGGATGCGCGTTAAAAATAACACTTCTATTAATTAATGGGTGATCATCTATTTCCATGGAATAATCTATGTCCAAAATGTATGAAAATTTAACATCATCATCAGTTAACAGCTTAATTCTACTATAATTCTGTTGCGCACTTTCAAATATCTTTGATGATATGAATACGTCTTCACTCTTGGTTGGTGTCTGAGCCTCAGCTAATTGTCGTATTCTAGTTGGAATTTGGAAAGCTTGAATTAATGAATCATCTAATGGTACACCTGCATCTCGTAATTGTTTCGCCGCTATTCTTGATGTCGCCATTAAATTTGGATCACGATATTGGTTTAATCGTTCTGAATAAGTAAAAATTTCACTTTCAGTAAAATAAGTTTGATCTTTAAACTCTTGGTTTCGAGTACTACGTTTAAATAAATCAGCACATAAATCGGCTTCTCTAAATCCTAGCAAATCCAAATAATCTAAATGCTCCGACGTAACCTTATGAGTGAGCCTATATATGCTGTCTTGTATAATGTCATATCTATAACGTCTGACCATTTCTCCTCGTAATGTTAAATATGAGCTCCTTAGTGTATATGTTCCATCAAGTCTTAAAGTTGATAAAGATGGAACTTGAAAACCTTTTTCAGTAAATAACATCATGAATGGAGCATATATTCTAACAAATTTATCAGTGTATCTGTTGAATGTTATTTTATCCCCAAGTAATGGTATACTTTTAAGTTTTAAATGTGTCAAATTATTTATAAATTTCTCTGAGCTTGATAATGCTGCTGTGGTTAGTGGTAACGTTAATCGTGAAAACATCCACCAACAATATGACAAAAATAGAATTTGTAAATTGTGTGGAGCGTTGACTCTACTCGAGATGTCTGCACATAAGGATGATAGTTGCTGGCCCTTATCTAAAGAATCATCAGACCATTCACTCTTCTCTGCTGTGCATAAGCTTAACCTGTCTGGATATCCCATGTAACCTCCACCCACGACACATTGCTGCAAGAAAACTCCACACGTTGGTGATGCCTGACTAGTAGTCTTAAACCCTAATTCATCTAGTTGACCTTCTATAAATTCACGTTGATTCTTAATTTTAACTTGATCTCCAGTGTAGATCATTAGAATATCATCTCCTTGAACAAAAACAAATGAAATGTATGAAGTATTTCCAAGTTTACACCATGCTAATTCCGCTTCTCGAATACCTAAAAATAAAATAATAGTATGGTGCGTCCCTGTGAATGCGACTCCTGATGGGAATGTATAATCTTTTCCTCTCAATGAATAAATTTTCCCTTTTACTTCAGTCCCGAAGGGCGTGATTGCTTCCCTTGATGTCATGATCGCATCCGTTAAGCCTGATCTTGATTTCTGTAATCTTTGGCCATCTTCGGTAATGATATCTGTCGTTCCATAGAAACCAAAATAATTCGCTCCCTCATTTTTCTCATTTGATGAAATTGGTAAAATTATATCGTGAAATGTTGAATACACAGTCGGTTGAACTGAGGCATCCATCCCTGATATATCGATACTATCTACTACTGCGTTAACGTTACCTGTCCCCATTAATAGATACTTTATGTCTGAATAGTGGCCAGTCTGCTTCCCACTGCTTGCATCATTTACATATTTTAAAAATTCTAATGAGCATGTGTATGCAGCAAATGAGAATAGTAATTTTGGATTTGGTATAACTGAAATAGCCCGTAATCGTCTGGCTATTTGTTCTCTAACTCCTGCAAATGTTTTTCTGGTGGCACCCTGCAACATATAAGCTGCACTACCTAATTCCTCATGATGTATAATTGCGTCACCAAGTCGTGTATTAGCGATTTGCATTAGTTTATCTGGTATTTGTTCTGGATTTTCACCATAATCTCTTCTACCACCTGATTGTGGAGTTAAAAAATTAACGGCTCTATCTTGAACTCTGTATGCATTAAATGAAGCTGCTGCTGCGTGAATTATAGGTTTCGAAAATTGTTGCATTCTACCAAGCTTAGTTGTTATATCTGGTACTGTTTTATATACTAATCCATTAGATAGTTGATATTGTTTGCTACCTTGTGGTACAATAACTGACTCTAATCTTGGATTAACTGCTGGACCCAAAGTTAAGTCTACGATACTCGTCAAGTAAAGAGCTGGATTTCCAATATGCCTCAATACTCGGCCGAACGTTATACAATTGTGAACTGATGTTGTACTTCTCAAGATTCCAGATATCAGGTTTCCGATCCAAGAGATAGGCACGTCGTGTAATTTCATTTTGTATTCCTGCAGTTGGTCCGAGTACACACTTGACTGTACATTTCTTGTTATTAATCGAATTGGTATTCCTTCTGCATTCCATTCTCTTACGGTCTGGGTCGCCAGTTGTTGTGTAGCGTGGTCCACATAATCTGTAAAAATTGACTTCCATTTTAACTGATTATCGAATAAGCTCGTTGATAGCCACCAATTGAATACTGTAGCTGATAATTTTATATCATCAATTCCTAATTCACCTAAAATTAATCTATCTGCCCAGTTGTTAATAGCATAAATTGTATAAGGTAAGGTTGAGTATGTTGTATCGGTATTCCACACTGTACCGTTTTGCCGTTGAATAAACGGAAATTGATCAAATTTGCATAGTATTGAGCCCACCAAACGTGTGAGAAAATTATTCTCCGTATATAATGCTTCAACCACTGTTAAACTTGAGAAAAGTGATCTCCAAATCGCATATGTCGACGGGAATCTGCTTTGACTAGTTTTCTCAACTAATAATATTTCGTATAATCTCTTTTCTTTATCATTTAATAATTTTTCACTCTGATAATAACTTTTGAGAGAGAATGTTGGTAAATAAGAGAACTCCTTCTTAATGAAATCAAATTCACCAGCAATTATCCAATTCGGATCAAAATCGGGTACGTTCCCCAATATTACATCATAGTTGAATACACATTTTCTAAGTTCGGACTGAGGTAAAATGCTATGATCGGATAATGAATAATCATGCTCTATTAAACGTTTTCCTTTATTTACCAAATGCTTAAACAACCCTTCGCAATTATTGTCTAATAGGTTAAAATTCTCATTTTCTATTTCTCGAATTAAAATGTCATCTAAGATTTTTCCTTGTAATGCATCCGATATCTTCATACTGCGCCAATC